AAAGTATTCTTTAATAGCGCGCCTCCATAGGCGCTTGGCTTCTGGTGACGTCATAGCTATTAAGTTGTAAAGGTAATTGTCAGGATGTTGGAACAAAGGAGTCATCGATTCGCATTAGTTTTACGTGCGCCTTTTTGGCGATTCTTCTTACGTGAGATGCACCGTAAATTACTACGGTTATTGTTATTAGGGTTGTTGTCCTTATGGTCAACTTCTTTACCCTTTCCACATTTCATCTTACGAGAAGCACGTTTACGCGAAGTGTTCTTGCCTTGTGTACGTTTGCGATATGCTTTTAGATACTCCTTACGAGCTGCATATTCTTTTTTATGGTTACGTTCGGCTGCCATACAGCCTCCGCTGAACCAATTCTGGATCAACGTCGGGAATAATACTTGCTAATTTAGCGAGTGGACTTCCTTCCATTGCAACTCCAGAAATATCATTAGTTTTTAACCAGTCACAAGCTGCTTTTAGATCTTGTGTAGAAGCCTCACCCGATTTAATACGAGAAAGAAATTCTTTAGTAACAAGATTATGTAGCTCGTTAAACTGGTCTTCTGTTGCTTTCTTTTTCATACAAAGTCTGAATTAAAGGTACTTATCCAATTTTCGGATGAATTTTCTACTACAAAGAAATCGATATTTCTTGCTGATAATTTAGAGACAAATAAATCATAAGAAGCTCGAACAGTTGATGTTGTCATGCTGCCAGAATTGTCTATAAACAAAGCTAGTTTTGCGTTTGCAGGTAAAACTTCAGCTCCAATCAATGTATACCAATCATCAGCACATGAACCGCCGAAATCACGATTAACAGGTATCCAGTTAGCATATATTGTGTCAAGTTCCTCTTTATAATTATCAGGCACATTTAAAGTTGAGGTTTGCCCATTGACTGTAGTTTTTCCACTATAAACGATGGACCTGTTGCTACAATTAATACCATCATCTTGTCTTGACGCTTCTAGTACAAAATGAATTCTATGAGGATAATTTGCACGTAAAAGAGTCCATTGAGCCGTGTTGGTATTAAATCCCTGACTATCATCTTCGTCAATCACTGCAACACACCATCTTGTGTCATTAGTGGTAGAAGGTGGCAGTACACCTGGCTCAGGCGGTCCTGCTAGCTCTGGACAATTTAGTTCGACTCCGATAGGTACTGATAGCTTGGGACACGGGTTACTAAGCCATGTAGGGTTATATGGAAGAGATGGACAACCAGGTGATATTTCAGGTAAACATTCTAAATCGTCACCAGCATCGTTAGTACCTAACCACGTAGCTTCTACAGTTACTTGATCATTAGAAAATTCCCAATGCCCTTCAATTGTTAGTGTAATAGAATCACCAACTTCAGGGTATAAACCACTATCAGTTCCAGTATTACGTAAAGAAGCCTGTGCTCTAACAGAAAAAGCTGGTTGGCTTGTAAAAGTTTGTAAGGGATTAGGTAGACCACCATTAACACCTAAATCTCCAATAGCAGCAAGGGAACTACCATAACCACCTTTTAATCCATTAGTAGTTGCGGTTACATTTGCTCTCCATGGAACACCATTACCTGTACCAATTTGTGGACCACCAGGAATATCCTCATCTATATGATCATAGAAATTAACTGCTGGTGTCCATATAGTTTTTCTTATACCACCAAAATCCCATTCATCATAACCATTTGTTGTATTAGTGGTGGCATCATACAAACGTGGAGAACCACCACCCGCAACTAATTGGTAATTCCATAAACCACCTACAGTCCGAGAACCACCTTCATCTAATACAGTCCAAGGAGTTTCAATATTACCATTATCATCAATGTAGTAACCGTAGAAAATTTCTGATTTATCTGTTAAATCATGAATAGGGTCAAGACCAGTCGCTGTACCTTTACCTACAAATCTTACATATTGGTATTGAGAGGGATCAAACATAGTGCAACCTGGTTCAGGATTTGGATCGGAAGTATTTTTTTCGCAGGCTTCACTGCCATCGACGATATAAAGACTTAAAGTTGTACCTGCTGTAAACCAGTTATTAATACCTTCAGTTGTTTTAATTGAACCGTCTTTATGCTTCCAGGTGACTACATAAGCATCTACTTCTGGACCATTAACAGCCTTAGTTACAGAAACATCTATAATTTCAGAAACAACAGGTGGACCATTGTTTGCATTGAGAGCGTCTCTTCCAGTACCCGCAACACCACAAGCAAGTATGTCTCCAATATTAGGTGCAGGAGTAATCAGACATTCATTCCTTACAACATCTCCATATATTCCTGGTTTTAATTTATAGCACCCTTTAATATATTCATTCATCGTTAAACAATTCCTGACGAATCAAGTTGACTGCATAATCATCAACTTTGTTGTCAGAACGTTTGGCATAAGCAGTAAGCAAATCAATTACAAGGTTTTTAACTGCATCAGAAGTGAGAAAAGCAAAAATAATTGGACGGATAAGGTTAATCATTTGAAGATAATTTTGTCGAGTTTGTTTTCAATACGAACCATATGGGTTTCCACTCTTTCAAGAACTTGGGAAAACTCTTGTTTAGTTAGATAGTCTTCTGCAACCCTTAGTTCAACGCCATCTACACGGCGATCTAACTCATGAACCCGTGAGTGGATACGGGTTATGAGCACACTGAAGCCAGTAGCCATAGCTACGGCAATGGGGACAACAGTTTCCAACATGATGTCTATACAGTGCCAGGTAGAGAAGTTGCTTCTAATTCTGTTCTAATGTTATTAACAACAATCTGTTCAGGCATGGCACTGTTAGTAGTATTTCCCTGAGGATTATTCCCTGCCGATACTGTAGTCTTAAAGAAATTTGTACCGTATGGATTACTCATTCCGTCAGTCTCCTGAATCATCATATTATTAGAGATAGTCGCTGATGTATTAAATTCAAGTCTTACTGCTACAGCATCTGGCTTACCTAAATCCATAGTAGGAGGTGTAACGCTAGTATCCTGTTTAGGACAGCCAATGTTATAGAAAGAATTATTGGAGACAATCAAACCTTTAACATTTTCCGACAGAATATTAATAGCACTGTCAGTAAAATAAGAGAAATTGTTATTAGTAATTACTAGACCACGAATAACTGGATCTCTACCGTTTGGATTATTTGGTGGTGCTCCAGTTTCATTAGGCTGACTGTGGATTTGAATGGTAATCGCATGATCACAGCGTTTTAGTACTGTGCCATTAGGCTGTGCAAATGTATTGCAATCAGTGTGCAAATATGTATCGTCATTACCATAGAAGGAATTACCAGTAATGATGTTGCCATCAAACCTACCGTCTACAAAAGTAATATATGAACCGTTGCTAGTTTGGTTGCCGAATGAATTATTGCTAATGACGCAATTCTTCAAACCACCGCCAACGCCATTGCTATAAACATTACCGTTATCAACATTTCCTCCAGTAGGTCCGGTGCTATCAACCTCAAGAAGTTGACCGCCAATATCAGACAAACAACCATCAATAATCATTCCAGTACACTGAAACTTTCCAAACATCCGAATGCAATGAGCTTTTTTATTCATATGGAAAGTACAGCCTAGAATTTGCATTCTTCGCCAGCCATAAATACCACCTTGCATCTCATTACTTACACTATCGTTGATATTGCAAAGTTGTGAATCAGAAGGGTTGTTACTACCTAAACGAAAAGTTGCTAAATCGTGTCCAGCTCTATTGGGAAAAGTAAGAACAATACCAGTGTAGTTACTATTGAATGTGCAATTACTGAAGTATCCGTTTCTTCCAATGTATTTTAAAATACCGTTTCTTTTGCCGCCTTTACCTTTACTAGCAAATCCACAATTTATGAATTTAGTATCCATGTCAGCTGAGTCTTGCTGTTTTTGTTGATCGTAACCAAACTCATCTAATGGATTTGAATCGAGATGCTCTTGAGTGTTAAACCTATAGCCATTATTGTCGTAAGCTCTGAAAGCTAAGACGGTACTATAATCACCATTTGTTTGATCTTCTTCGCCTGCAATAACATCACTATCACCGTCATATTCATTTGCAGAACCGTCAGAAGCTCTTCCAGATTGATGTCCTACAAAAGAAATTCCGGTTACATTACCTTTGTTAGCAAGGCAGAATTGACCTGCTGCTGTTGATCCATCTGAAGTAAGCGAGGTAGCAGGCATCCTCCACAGAACAATTTTGCCACTACCACTAACATCTTCAACACGTTCCTCCATTTTAAATGTAGTAACACCAATACCCTCACCTACAAGAGTTACAACTTCTGTTCTCATAACCGGATCGAGCAGCAAGTACTCACCAGCAGGAAAGATAAGAGTTCTAATTGGACCATTAGTAAGAACTACTGATGGATCGACAAAATTAGAATCTGTAGATGATGTAGGTAAGGTTGTGGTAGATGAATTAACAGGCGGACGAATAGGATTATTCTGCATTGCTCTGTTAAAAGCAGTAGACCAATTATCTCTTGTATAAGCTTGAGCTACTGTATAGTTAGATTCGTAAGCAGCATCACCAATATTCCATGTTTCTGTTGTAGTACCACCAAACAATGGATCAAGAATACTATAAACGCCTACAGCAAATTCTTCTTCATTAGGTTCAATCCTGAATACACGTTGTACTTGACTGCCACTATTACTTATGTAACCATCTTTAACCCAAATACCTTCATTATTTGATGTCTCTAGAGTCAGCCTTTCATCATCTTTAACGCTGATTCTACCTTCAAAGTTACCGTCATTTGAACTATTAAAAACAATCCTAGGACCAATACTTGTAGTTTCGTCTTTTAGATTAATACTACCAGGTTGTACGTTAATAAGTTTTTGGAGACCACTTCCAGTCCTTGTTATTTCAAAGGAATCAATGTTGTCACCAGCATCATTAGCTGTGTTGCCGGCATTTAAAACTTCTTGAAGAGTAGAGTCTCCTAGACGTCTATTAGTATTACCTTTCCAAACAATTTCATTAGCATCATTGAATGCTACGACAGTGTATAACGTACTGTTAGAAGTGGAATACCATTGATCGTTAATAATCAGTGCTCCACCACCAGCAATACCAGCCTCTGTTCTATCTGCAGGAAAATTAATACTCATTATTTAACATCCTGAGCCTCATCAGTATTCCAAGGAATACCAGCTCCTACTGTTGGAGTCTTCTTTTCTGCAAGCTGGTTGTCCAGTTCATTACAAATTTCAGTGACTTTCTCTTCACCACCAATAGCAGCTTGTACCCAAGCAATGGCATTCTCTTCAGTTACGCTGTCGTAAGGAATCATTGTTTCAGGATCAGCAGGCTCAAGAGCAACTGAACCATATGCACCTACGGAATACGTTCCCTCTGCATCAGTAGCATCCACTGTGTAATGCAAAACTCTGATCTCGCCGGTAGCAAGGGTGCGATCACATTGACCGACTTTCCATGTATAAGTGTTAGACATAATTAAAATAGTAATTGTTTAAATAAAAAAAAACCCCGCGTTAGCACGGGGCGGTTTACTGTCAACCAGCCTCAAGAGCTGCGACTTTGGCTTCTAGGGTTTCAACTTTATCAATTAATCCTTTTATTGCTGCAGAAAGAACAGGAGTCAACTTTCCATAATCCATCATTTGTGCATCAATGCTTCCATCATCATTGACTGCATCTTTTTCACCAGTAACAGCTGCTAATACACCTGCTTCCTTGACTTCATGTGCAATAAAACCATCAACTGTGTTAATTTCTCCTGTTTGGATTCTATTATCAATCCAATTATAATAACTTGGCTTTAATTTTTTGCATACATCAATGCCTTGAGTGCCAGTAATTTCAACAATATTTTCTTTCAATCTATAGTCAGAACTGCCAGCATAAGTAACATCGGAACCGGAGCTTCCAGATATTGAACCTTTTACAGAACCTTGCTGCAGAAAACGACAGTGGTAATGAGTACCACCAGCGTTATAATTGGTCATTATTGTCCAATCTGGAGAATTGGTTTCAAAGAATGCCAATGCGTCATTAGCTTGTTGAGCACCACTTGTATTAATGACTTGGAATTCACCAGCATGAGCAACACCTAATTCATCTCCTATATCTACCCTTCCATTGGAGTTGATTCGCATCCGCTCCTCGATTGAACCATTAGTGGGCATTGTCAAGAACTGAAGACTGGCTCCAGGTACTCCACCACTAGATGCCAATTGTGCTTGAATTCTTGCTCTTTGTGATGCAAATTGCAGCTTGGTATATCCGCCATAGCTACTATCTCCGTGTATTATTACATCGCCCAAACTATTGATTCGCATCCGCTCGTCGCCACTGGTGCCTGTATGGAAAGTAAGATAACCAGCGTCAAATTTTAACAGAGCATCTGAATTAGTTGATCGATAATTTTGCAGAATAGTAGTCGTTGTTGCGCCAGAGTTGCTGTAACTAAGAGTTAAGCCAGTTCCACCAGCATTATTACCACCAACTCGAATTGCACCATTGTCACCATTATCTGCGACCTGAAGCAATGTGCCTGGATCTGAGTTCCCAATCCCAACATTTCCCGTGTTGGTGATTGTCATCCGCGTAAGTGCTGAGCCAGCTCCAGTTCCAACTATAAATTGGTTTGATCTAAATGTTAAATCCTTGTAAGCTACACCAGGTTGGACTGCTTGAAATATTGCACCACTTGCATTTTCGTAACTATGCAAATTGCCAGTAAATTTAGTATCACCCGAGCTGGTGATTCTCATCTTTTCCGTAGATCCGCCAGTTGCAAAAACTAAATGCTGCCCTGATCTTACGCCAAGATCATTTCCACTGCCGGAGTTTATAACAAGACCTGCACTACCTATATAACCAGAAAAACCATTGTCAGCTTGATTCGCAAATTCTAAATATTTTTTAAAGGACACACCACCATCAGCGTATATTCGCATCCGCTCGCTGCCATTAGCGGCAAATCTTAGGGCATTAACGTTGTGGAGGTATTCAACGTATCCAGACTCTCCAGAATCTGCATCAGCAAAATAAATTGCACCTCCGCTGGAGCTTCCGCTTCTAATGGTCATTCCGCAAGGACCACTAGTAGCAATAGTTATTTCGTCACCATCTGATATTCCTGGAGTCGTAGTTCCCATCATTAAGCGACCCGAGCTGTCGATTCGCATCCGCTCTGCACCAGCGGTATTAAATCTCATTTGTTGAAAACCGCTTCCATTTACATAGGAAATGAAACCGTCATCATGATCATTGGTATCACCAAGGCTTAATTGGCTAACACCACCGGCAGAAGAATAAGCAGAAATCTCAGAATTAGTTCCTCTAACTGTCAGTTGTGCTGAAGATGGCGGACTAGAAGTACCTATGGAAACATTGCCCGAGATGTCAATTCGCATCCGCTCGACACCATTTGATTCATCTTTAAAGGCGAGAGCGTTATCTGTACCAACCGCTAATGAGTATGTTGCATTACCAGGATTACTTATTACAAACTTAGCGTTAGTATCATCCGTTACTTGGAAATTAGCGTCTGATACATACTCGCTTGTGCTACCAACCAACAGCCTGCCAGAGCTGTCGATTCGTAGTCGCTCGGTATTGTTGGTTGCAAAACGAATAAATTGGTTTTCATATAACCAGAATTGTCCGTGTTCATTACCACCTAAACCTACTTCAAATCCTCTACTAGCTGAAGATGTTGTTGTACTATTTGTAAACAACATTTGTGTGCTATGACTACTGTCTTGGTGCAAATGTAATGTTCTACCAGGACTGTGTGTTCCAATTCCAACGTCACCAGAGCTGGTGATTCGCATCCGCTCATTGCCACCTGTTGCCCAGACTTGAGCACCAGCTTCGTAGTTCCAATAGTAAACATCTGCCGCGCTGCCGAGTCCTATCACTACGCCATCAGTCGCTCCAGTCCCGCTACTTGCATTTACTGAATGTAAATATGCTGGATTGGCACCAGAAGAGGCAAGTGTCAATCTATTTTGTGGACTTGACGATCCAATCCCAACATTTCCCGAGCTGGTGATTCGTAGGCGCTCTCCTATATCTGCATAGAATCGCATACTATTATCAGCATGATAATATTCAATTGACCCTGAATACCTATCATTTCCTGAGGCGTCGGTGCTGTCTCCAAAAGCTAATGTGCCATAGCTACTTGAGCCACTTGAGATTGTCAGACCTCTATTTCCAGATCCATCGCCTAATTGGAGATCGTCCATATTGGGATGGGTCTGAACAGTAGACGAGCCTATTAACACGTTGCCCGAACTGTAGAAAATATCGCTTCCACTAGCACTCCAGAAACCAGTTACACTACCACCAGGAGTATTAGTTAAATTATTATAGTTAAGGTAATACGAACCTTCTTGACCGTCAAGTAGATCTGCATCCAAACCAGAACCAGTTCCATCTACAGTCTTAACAGCAGTAAGTATTTCAGCAGCTGTTTGATCAGCTGTAGCGCCTGTTTCAATACCAGAAAGTTTAGTATCTTTAGCATCTGTGTAGGCGTTAGCTTCTGCTTCATATAGAGCTTTAATTTCAGCTCCAGTCTGATCAGCAGTAGCAGCAGTCTCTATACCATCAAGCTTTGCATGGTCGGCAGTTGTGAAGTTCTCATCTGTAGCGACGTAGTTTGGATCGATAACAGTGTTAGCAGCATTAACTTGTGCTCCTGTTTCTATACCATCAAGCTTAGTATGATCAGCTGTGGTGAAGTTCTCATCTGTTGCAACGTAATTAGCGTCAATAACAGTGTTGGCAGCATTAACTTGTGCTCCGGTTTCTATGCCGTCAAGCTTGGTGTGATCCGCAGTCGTAAAGTTCTCATCTGTAGCGACGTAATTAGCATCTACAACAGTATTAGGATCATTGACCTGTGCTCCTGTTGCAATACCAGCAAGTTTCGTAACTGCTGCATCATCGAATGCATTGGTATCAGCCTCTGCCTCGTAAGCAGTTTTGATCTCT